TCACGAACACCTCCCTGTGCCCCTGACTTTATAGATACTACGGGCCACTTGCTACCCTGCATTTCATACGCTGCCATCGCATCGCATTCGCCTTCGGTCAAGGTAATGGTCTTGCCTCCCGCTTTAAATAGGTTCTCTCCAAACAAACCTACTTCTTTCTGACTTCCAGTCCACGTAAAGTTTTTGTCCTGCTTACGTACCTTAGTTCCTGCATGCTCATGTCCGTTAAAGTAGGGGTAGTAATGTCTATCAATCTCGTTGCCATTCATTGTGGACTTAACGCCATACTTCTTAGCAGTAGCTAAGCTTATCTTGCGGTCAGTCAGTTCGTTGAAGGACGCAGAGGGATTCTGATGTGCTTCGTGTGGAGACTGTTGCATGTTACTGTTCCTTTGATACTCTTTGAAGTCCGTTATGGTATCTGGTCTGTGTACTTCCGATGTACTATAGTCTTTAAAAAACGTAGCGCAACTGAAACAGTATGCCGATCCGTCTTCGTTAATCCCCACTGCATCTGAGCTGGAGCATTCTGTACAAGGCTGTTGTGTTTTAACAAATGCCATTGTTTTATTCCTCTATAAGTGTAGCTGTCCCTGCTACTATAGCCTCTTCCTTTAGGTGGGTTTTAAGTTCTCTCATCAGTGTAATACCTGACGCGCTATATAGTGTTGAAGTTAGTTGTGATTCTTTAAGTCTCTTATTATTTTCGGCAAGGACAGAGAAAATACTCTGCCCCTCCGAAGATAAGAGATCGACATTATAATAAACACCGTCCATCTCAACTGTATTCATTAGAGTTCATCCTCCATGTCGCCCATCAGTGCCTCGAACTCTGAGCCATCAGGTGAACCAACCTCGATAAGGTCGATGACTTGCATAGCTTGAAAGTCTAAGCCGTAGAAAGTCTTGCCCTTCCACTCTGACTGCCACTCTTTGTACTGCACCTTAACAGTGGAGCCGTTGCCGATACGGGCATCGAGCTGATTCTTATTTGCATCCACTAACCGTGGAGCCTGTCGAATCATTCCGTTAGGGCCATTGACCTTACGCTTAATAACAACGGCTGGCCCTTCATCCATCTGCTTGATAGTGAAGCCGCGAGATGCAAAGTCATCTGCTACCGACTGATTTACAACTAAGTTAACTGAATACACTGGCTCGAAAGTAGTGTTCGGAGTGGTCACTGCCGCCCAGTATGCTGCGCCTTGTAATATTGCCATGATAATATACCTATTGGTTGGGTTAAATGAAACTGAAGCGTACCACATATACGCCACATCTGTCTAGCTATTTATTTCCTAGCGTGTCGTGATCAACAATATCTTTTTCTTTAATAAAGATACCGTCAACCATCATACCTTTGCGATCTTTAATATCTTCAAAGGCATAATCAATACACTCTTTTAAAGTGAAGCCGTTTCGGGTAGCTATATTGATAAGCACTACGATGATGTCACCGATGTCATCAATAGGTGTCAGCCCTTTACAGATACTATCTGACAACTCACCTAATTCCTGTATTAATTTAAGCACTTGATCCTTGTCGCTTGATCCGTGTATTAAGTTACGTGCTTCGTGCCACTGCTTCACGTTCTGTATCGTCAGTTCTATGCCATTGTTTTCTTCTTGCATGTTACTCCTCCTCTTTGTACGTTAGCGTTTCTGATTCTAACAGTGCTAGAACTGTATCGTATTCAGTCTTGTCAATGATGTATTGTATTACAGTCTGCTCTCTTACATTGTACATAGAGCAGGCTGTCCTCAGTGGCACTTTACCTTCTGTTACTTCGACTGCCGCTTTAGCTGTAGCCATTGACTCAGGACTGGGACTACCCTGTAAACTTTCTGCAAACATACTCACCTCAAATCAACGCATGAATTATAGAAGCTATAACAATACCGGCCCCGAAAATTAAAACATATCGTGTGACTAGTGTCAGCCTGTGGTCGAAGCGATCTATAGCCTTGTCAAATGTCTTAGCTGTCCTCATCTTTAGTTGCGATAAGATATTTAAGCATTCCGATTTCATTGAGTCTTTGATTCCGTTTATCTTTTCTTTCATGTTGAACCTCTTTAAATTGTTGATTAAAAATGCGATCAAAATTGTCGCCATAATTTTTACTATCCTTTACTCTAGACCTATCACCCTTGCCACCGTGTGTTGAGCCGCCCATCAATCATCCCATCCCTGATAACACACACCAAAACTAATTAATATAAAAGGCAGAGAGATAAGTAAACCCTCAAACTCTGCCACCTCTAGTTGCTCTGACCCTGCCTTACTTATCCATACAGGTCTTGAATTAGCGAACTCTATATCAAACCCTACCCCATTTCTAAACTCAATGGTTAGGGACTGTCCGAACACTTTCATTGTCATATTATGCCGCCTTCATGTGGTGGTTATGTTTAACAGCTTCACGAACTATCTGCTGCCTGTCGTTCTGTACTGATGCAATGTTAGCCATGCTCTTAGTACGAGGGGCTTCAAAGTGTGTAGACCAATCAGTCAGTGCATTATACACAGCCCAGTAGTTGTTGCCGAGCCGCTTAGAATATACTGAGCTGTACTTGTGCCAGAGATACTCAAGGCTAGTGTTACGTCGAGGTATGTCCATCAGCACATCAACAGGGTTAGTGTAACCTTTGTATAGTAAGTCAAGTGCGCCCTTACATTTGATAGCTTCGGCAAGGGATTTAAAAGCCTGAAGATTACTACACTTTGTGTCGTTCCACTGTTGCCACAGATCACGCTGATTGTGGAACAACTCAAGAGACTTAGTAATAATCCTACCACCCTGCTCAATGTCTAGTGACTGTGTGTGTTTAGCTTTGAACACTGACACCTCACCACCTACAAAGACCTGTAGATTTGTACAAGCCTGCTGTATTGCAGCGGCACTAATCATAAACGGCCATGTCCCATCAAAGGATGATATAGATAACAGACTCAGACTGGCTGTGTCACCGTCACTAGTTCTATAGGTATGCTCCGGTAGCCGGTACTGTACAAAGGTTCTAGCGCCATTGTGTGAGGTTCTAATGGTCTCCTCCATCCTGTTGATAGATAACCCTGACCGCTCAATGATATTTCTAGTAACATCAATCATATGCTTAGGTGCTACAGGTTTATAGCCCTGACCGTGGATACCTAACTCTTCACATGTATCAGTACGGTAGATAACATTCTTAGTACTCTCATAAGCATCAAGATAAACTAACGGTGCAACAGCTATATCAAAACCTGCTGACCCATAACCCTCATCTCTTATGGCTGTAAGTGCTGTGTTGTTTGCAAACATCGGTGTAATATTATTCATTTCAATCTCCAAAATGTACATTATGTACAAAGTTATTAAATTAATTTCTATCCTGAGTTGACAACATCCTAATCACTATTATAATAGCTACTAAGTTGCTTAGTCAACCATATGTTTAAACTATTTCATTGTTCACTTGTGGAACAGCTACCGCTGAAACTTCTTCTCCACCAGTGTAAGTATCTTCTAAGTCTTTAAAGGTTAAAGTATCTTCAAGGCATTTAATACACATTTGATCACTGTTAATATGGTCGATGTAATTCCTTAAACATAAAGAACAACTTAAAATTCTTGCATTACTGTCTGATCTCATCATCGTTTACTACCTCGATAGGTTTTATTTCTATTGTATGTTCGTTGTACTTCGGGTAAGTTCGGTTAACTTCTGCGTACTCCAAAGCTGCTTCGGGGCTAGATGCTGCAACATCTATATAGTAACCACTCACTACACCCATTAGAACTTTGTACATTTGTATTTCAACCTCAGTGTCTATCGGTTTAAAGCTCATGCCTCACCTCCCGAACGCTCAAGAGCTGCTTGTTTTTCGAGGGCTTTGTGTGCCTTGTTCAGCATTCGCATCTCTTTACTGAGTGCCATAGACCCTCGATCACTTAGCTCCACGTTGTTTAGATCATCCAACACACCTTCGAGTGCAACTGCTACTAGCTCCAGAAGAATTTCTGTCTCAACTATACCGTTGTTATCTTTCATTTTCTTTCTCCTAAGTTTATATATTTTTATCAATAGTAAGTAGCTTGTAAAAAGTTTCGCCATCGCAAGAGCGAACACCGAACTCATCTACTGCTACACGATGGAGAATACAATGAACTGCACCCTCTCTATTTTCATAGCCGTGATCAATACCTTCATCCCAACAATTAACATCGAAGAACTTATTGTTCACCGTTATCTCTGTCCAAATTTCCTCAGCCGTTACTGCTTTATAGTAAAAGTTATCAAAGATTTTCAAAGCTTTTTCGTTAGCTTCTTCAAGCTCTGCATCAGTAATCCATTCAGTATTCATTGAGCCTTACTCCAGCTAAACAAAGTTACCCACTGAGAGCTGTCAGTTTCTCGACCACCCTCATTAACAAAAGTCTCATAGGTAGGGTAGACTGAGGCTGAACATTTTCCTCTTCTATTACCACCCTCTTCATCCCAGAGGTTCAAGTCAAAAAACCTATCACCTATCTGTATCTCAAAGTATTCTTCTTCATAGCCATCATCAAGAACGAATTCTTTAAAATACTCCAATGCTCTAGGTACAAGCTCTATCATTTCATCCTTCGTAATAAAATAAGGAAGGTCATCGTAGTCATATTCTTTTTTCATGTTATCTCTCCACCGTTACTTTAAAGTCTATCGCATCTATCTCACTGCGAACTGCATCAATAATAAAACTTTCTACATTATCATGTACATTCCGTGCTATCTCTTCAAGGTCAACCTCCCCTTCGACTGATTCAAGCCGAGATTCAATATCTTCAAGACTGCTTTCAACATTGTTGGCACAGTATTGTGCCTCTTCTGCTGTACCTTGAGCATCCTCTACACTAGACTCTAAGTCTTCAAGCCTATTTTGAATGTCAATAATAGTAGCTTCGTTGTTATCGGAAGAAGTAGCTTCAACGAGACTCATTACACGCCTCTCTAACTTTGCAATTCTATTAGCATCACGGATATGTATTTCTTCCATGTCTTTAAACTTAGCATGCAATTCTTGTATATCAACGGTTGCAGAGTGAGACATTCTATCAGCCCTATCTACGGCTATGTTATCTGTAATCTTATCGTCAATCCATTTTTCTACTGCTTCAATTAAAGTCTTCATACTTATCTCCCCATCTCAAAAAACATTCGACTAAGTTCAACCACAGGCTGACCGTTAGACTTCTTTAACTTACCATTAGTAAAGGTATACAGAGTATAATTAAAACCCTCTCTAAAATTCTTTACGCTTTTATACACTCGCACCTCAGAACCTTCATCAGTGTCAGGGTTTCTAGTTGCCCATGCTTTAAGTGTCTTTGCTTGGTCGGCTATTCGCATACTTCCGTCATTAATATCTTGTGAAAATAAATACATATTAAACTTCTCCTAAATTTTTAGTTAAAACATCATTGTTTTCGTCAACTACCTTGACATATAAATTTTACAACTGGCTCTGAACTTTTTCATAGTGTTACCGTTCTCGCCCTGCCAGTGTACCACCCATACAGATTGAGAGTCACTAT